AGCCTTGTCCGGCAATTGTTCCACCCGCTCATCGCGCCTGCTTTCGCCACACGCGTATTATCAGCCGGAAGCAACGGCTCAATGCCATGAACCATGAACGCCTCTGCAATCGTCTGACCGCCGGTATTCGAGAACGTAGCAGGATCGATAACCGTATACTCAATCGGCTCGCCTTCACTCATGGCGATGATCCGTTGCGCGACCTCAGCCGCCGGAAGCCTAACGCCCTCATTCGGAACCGTCTGACCGTTATGGTCTTTTCGCGCCCCGTAATACTCCCGATAGCGGATGATCGATCCCCGCCGGATCATTCGCCCGTTATGGAAGAAATCTTCGCTTGCTACCGTATACCAGCCAATCGAGAATGGCCTTGCTGTGCCCCAATCGATTGCCCGAAACCGCGTCCAATGATACGGCACCTCGAATGGCCTGATAACGTGCTTATATGCCGCCCACTCAGAGAAGAAAGCGCCCTCGATCGCGTTCCAGTCACCTTCCAGCCACGCCCTGATCAATGCAGGCGATCCCGCCCCAGACAGGACAAGGTTCGCAACGTAATCAGGCGATAATGACACGTTGTCACTGACGCGCGAAGGGATATAAACCCGCTCACGCTTGAACACTTCCCCGCTTAACGGGTTTTTGATTTCCTCAACAATCGGCACCATTCCAGACGGTGCAGGGTCAATATATCTCGCCTTGCACCACGAATGACCAGGGCCGCCGGGGTTGGCCGTACACCTAAACCGCGCGGGCACGTTCGCCGGGCTTCTCAGTGTAGCGAACAGTTTGGCAAGCGGCGCGAACCGCGGGAAGTTGCCGATTTCTTCAACGTAAATCCGCGTCAGGTTTCTGCCCTGCCATGCTTCCGCGTCAGCATCGCGCTCTAGATACCCCATTTGCAGCCGTGCGCCGTTCGGAAAAACGAACGTCTTATCAGTGTCCTTCCACCTCGCGCCTAGCTTATGATAGACACTATCGGCCTCTGCAATCGTGCCAAGAAGCTGCGTCCTCTCGCGCCTCAGCATCAGCCCGACGGCGTCTTTGCCATACTTCCCGGCATGTGCAGCGAATTCACCAATCATGCCGGACGTCTTGCCGCCACCTCTTGCGCCGCCGAACATCACCTCAAAAGCGGGGCAGGACAATAAAGCGCGTTGCGGCTTGCTGTTCGGACGCCACGCGATCTCATAAGTCATGCAGGGTTGTTTTTCCGATATTCCGCCATGTTAGCCGCCGAAAGGCCCGGAATGTACGTTGCAACAGTGCCATTCAATAATTCCGCGTAGTGAATGAACGCGCCGAATGGGGCGGCAATGCTTTCAGCTTCCTGCATCGCCGCTTTTGACAACGGCTTGTCAATGATCACCCGCTTGGAGCCGAATGCCCTTGTTGTCGATATCCACGCGGCAAATTTATCAAGAGCGGCTTTTTCTTCTTCCGACAATTCATGCATTGTTTTTCGACCAATCAGCCAAATCAGCGCTTTCGCTTGGCACCTCGACAACGAATTTCAACGCGCCACCATCAGCACCGGTAATTTCCTGCTGCAGCTTGTCGCCGTATTTTTTCGGAGCGAGTTTTGATGCTGCCCATTTCCGCGCGTCCACGCGCAATCGCGCAATGTTTGCGTCCTCAGCTTCATCTGCGATTGTGACAATTTCAGCAGCGAAGCGATCCGCCTGTTTTTCCCTAGCGCGCGCGTACTTTTCCCGAAAGTCCGAGCGCTCGTCTAGCCATCTCGAAACCATCGACGTGGAAGGCATGTCGTCGATCTGGCAGATTTTGTGGAGTGCCTCGCCATTTGCGATCCGGTCGCATATCTCATCGGCAATTGCGTCTGTGTATCCTGAAGGCCGTCCCATCTTTTTTTTGGGCGCTTCAGGTTTCATGTCGCGTACTCACAAAAAAACCCGCTCAGATTTTGTCTGGCGGGCGTGGTTATGGATCATGCTCAAGTGCTGCGCTGATTTGTCGACATCCGTCAAGTGCGTTCGATTGCCCTCGTAGAGTTATCAACAATGTTCGTGTGAGAGTGAGTGAGGCTTTTAGGACCGCTTCGCGATGCTTCGCAGTTGTATTGCCTGCGGCAGCAATGAATGATGGCTCTGATTTCTGACGTTGTGTCAAGTTTGCCTGTATATAAGTCTGCAAGTCATTGATATCAGGGACTTGACAGAAATGCGGGTTGCCACGTTTCGGGCTGAAAAATAATTTGACGTTGCGTCGTTTTTTTCATTTTCCCTGTTGACATTATGTATCATTGATATATATTCATCATATCAACAACGGAGACGGGGAATGCACATCAACATTGTCGAATACTTTAAAGGCAACGCAAACGGCAGAGGACTTCTGAGAATTGATATGCTCCGCGGACCACTACAGGGACAGACTGTAGCGACAGCTACGAGAGATAAGGAAGCGATTTTAAGCCGCATGGCCGCCGCGTACAATGCGACCCTGCACATGACAGACGCGGAATTGCACGCCTTAAGCCTGTTGGTACTGAAAAAGAACAACGCCTGACACCCTACCAGCCGCCGCTCGTGCGCCGGCTCATAGGTTGCCATGGTGGTAACTGATAACGAGAGGGAGAATAGAAAATGACACCTTTTGAAATTGGAATTAAAGGCGAGCTGAATGTTATGCGCGGAAGCGGGCAGTTGCCAGAGTCGGTGAAACCGTTTGTTGTCGCCATCTCTCAAAAAGGCGGAGAAATCGGCCAACCCGGTATGAATAAGAATTGGGCAGCCGAGATCATCGGGAATCATTTTGATATTAAAAGCTCTTTTCGGAGGCGCCTCTTAGCCGAAGGTGTTGTGATATCTTATGGAGTAGCCTCAGCATTGAGGAAAATAGATGTTCGACGCGGCGCAGGATTCCCTCTACTACGTCTCGATCCTATCGCAGGGTGGTTGAAAATTGGCACTCTCGCAGGCCCAAAAGGGAAATTGTTGTAAATGACCCCCTATTCAATCCTATGCGCTCACGCTGGCCTCTCACATCGCGAGGCCAGCGACTTTCACAAGGTCCGACCTGACACGATCAGGAGCTGGTCATCTGGCAGAAACCGCGCGCCACAAGGCGCGATTGACGAATTGATCAATCTGATCAACAGGCAGGAACAACTCGCAGAAGCGGCACTCTTGAGAATCCACGCGCTTGCCGCTGAAAACGGCGCTCCGGAATTTGTCGAACTCGGCTATCCGGCAGATGATTACGAGGCGCAATCCATCGGCTGGCCGTGCGTCGGGGCGTGGCGTGCAATGGCAGCGCGGGTGTTAGCAAAATCAACACACCCCGTCCGGCTTGTGCCGCGAGGATCAACACCGGCAACCGCAGCGGCCATTGATGCGCGGGAGGGTTAACCCGCCCCTACCGCAATCGCATCGGTCCAGACAAAAAGAGGATAGTAGACAATGAAAAACCTAAGCGCAATAGCGAATGAGATAGCGCCTAAGCTATTCGAGGCCCGATCTAGCTACGAGGAGAAGTATGGTAAAGAATTCAGCGAGGATGATGCGTTCGATTATATCGACATGCTGACGAACGGGGATTGCGACAATGTGCAGATCGGGATCATTTTCGATATCGCATGGAAAAAATCCGCAATCGCACCCCTTCATACAAAAAGAGGATAGCAGACAATGACCCCCACCGAATACAATTCCATCCTCACCAAACTAAAAATGACACAGGCGGATATCCACCGCCTGTTTCAAATCACGCGCAATGCAGCCTCGTGGTGGTCAACGGGGTTCCGCAGAATTGGGTTGCCCTATGCGATCCTCTTGCGCCTTCTCGCTTCCGGAAAGGTCAAGAGGTCCGACATCGAGAGCGCGATCGATGACGAGAGGCGGGGGAGCGGGTAGGGGTTCACTTATCAGGCGCCATTCATGACAATGAAACCCAAATTTCCCGTCTTGTGCTATCCAGCACCATAAATAGCATGCGCGCCCGTTTATATATGTTTCAACTTTTTCCCATTTTGCTTTGCAAGTACTTCTTTTCGCTTCGTGATAAGGCTCGCCGCTGATTTCAATCCATGTTCCGTCACGGGGGGCAGTTTCTGAAGGTTGCCAATCAGTCATGCGCTGTTCCTTTCATCGGATGCGGAAAATGCGGCTCAAAGTATTTACCTTTTGGGCCGCACCACCCAAATAGCCCGAGCCCTGTCCGCTCGTCATCCAGTGACGTTCGTATCGGGAGACCGGTGTAACGGTTAGGGCGCCCGCAGCCGG